ATTCGTGGTGACGGTATGGCCTCCGCACAGAATATACGGCATTCGGGTTAGGGAATCCCACACGTCGCTCATCGGCCTCAACACGTTGAACAATGCGACTGGTGTGCCGATGGTGATGCCGTCCAGCGGGATGCGGTACAAGGGCATGTCGTAGGTGGTGCCCCCGTCCAACGGGCTGGTGGTGTTCACGGCGGGGTCGGTGGGCGTGCCCGTGGTGGGCGTGCCCCTGACCACCACCAGTTTCGCGCTCTCAACCGACTGCGAGCCCTTCGCATAGCGGCATACGATGAGGTCGTTGCGTTTCTGACCCTGCGACCCGTTGGTGACGATCAGGTCCTCGGGCGTGCCTTGGCTGACGTGACGGCCCTGCATGACCAGCTCGCCCGTGCCGATGGTCACCTTGTTCGCGCTGACTACCGTGATTTCGAACTTGTCGTGCACGTTCAGGACATAATCATCCAAGCCGAGAATGCCGGCGTTCAATCCCGCCGCCTGCTCCGCTGTCGCGTGCGCCTTGCCCGCATGACCGGTGACGAGTTCAACCATTCCGCTTGCCTCCGTTCTGCATCCAACTGTCGAAGCTGTTATCAAAGTCCTTGAGCTTGTTCACATAGTCCGCGTAATCCTGATCGCAAAACAGGTAGTCGTGGCCCGTGCCGGTGGAGTCCAACCGGTTGACGTTGTACCACGTCTTGATATCCGGATCGTCCAAGTCCTTGTACCATTTGTTTCTGCCGCACCGGTCGCATTGCATGACCGTCGCATTGTCGATACGCGCCATAATGGCCCCCTTCCTAATCGGCCTCGTAATCGACGGACAAGACGCCGCCCGAGACCTTGACGATTTTCTTGGTTATCGAAGCGTTGACGGTGATGCCGGTGAGATTATCCCTTGCGGTCACGGTGTCGCCCACGTCGAACACCACGTTCGCGTCATCACGGACGGTGACCTTCACGTCACCCTCGGATTGCAGTTCCTGCAACTTCTCACGTGTCTTCTGATTCAGCTCGGCGGTTTCGGCGTTGCTGTAGTCGTAGACCTGCGTTATCTCGTCCACGCCCTTGAGCGACTGGGATTGGCTGACGTTGCCTTTCGCGTCCGCATACCAGTGGACGACCACGCGGGCCGCCAAATCGCCCTTGCCCAGGCCGATGAGATGGTTCGGTTTGCGCCACGTGCGGGTCGCGTCGAAATCGATGAGGTCGCTGTCAATCGAGTCGCCGTAATGCGCGACAGGCTCAGCCCAGATGTTGACCCGGCCGGACGCATAGGCAAGCCTGAGTTTCAGTCCGTTGGCCTCGCACATCTTCCTCAAACCCGTATAGCAGTCCGTGTAGCGGTCGAACCGGTAGCTTTTGATGGTCTGCGCGCCGGCAGTGGGCGAGTCCACCGCGTCGAACACGCCGTCAAGGCCGACGCGACTGATGAGCGAGCCGATGACCGTGCTGGCCGTGCCGCTCACGGTGAGATAATCCTTGCCCTTATCAGGCTCCAAAATCTTGTTCGCCAACATGCCGTGCCACGTGCGACCGCCGTAGGTGAGGGTGCTGCGGCCGTCCTTCAGCGAGTCCTTCAGGGAGTCCACGACGCCCCCGCATTCGCCGCCGTCGAAATACACGTAGCTACCGGCATCGATGAGCCGGTCCACGGTCAGTTCGAAATCGTTCTCGTCCGCGCCCCACGCGGCGTCGAGCGTGAAGTCCTCAAGGCTGGCTTGGTCCACGTGGCTCGCATCGGTGACGATCAGTTCCGCCATGGTGGCTCGCTTTCCTCCTGATAGACGGTCAAATCGACGCCGAAGCCGCTCCACTGCACGATGGAATCGCCAGCCGGTATCGGCTGGAAGATGTATTCGCCCCCGTTGAGACCGGTTCCGCGCCGGCCCTTGTCGAACACGTTGGTCTCGTCGCCGTTCTCGGCGGTCATGACGATGGTGCGACGGCCTGCAATCGAGGTGACGGTCACGTAGGAGCCCGAGGGTATGTCCATGTCGAGCGCGTACGTGTTGCCGCCCAACGTGAGTTGCGGGTTCGACACCGGTCCGAATATCACCATCTGGAACGGCATGGCAGTGGGCATGGGATTCGAGGCCACCGCATTCCTCGTGGTCGCCAGATAATCATGCGGATAATCATGCGGATAGTCGAGGTCCAGTCCGGGCGTGAGCGCGTCGCTCCAGAAGTGCTGCGATTCCCCGGCCTTACGCCAGATGCCGTCAAGCATGACCACGGTGAGCTTCTGCTGGATTATCACCGGCGTGATGGTCTGCGGCTCCGCCTTGACCACGTAGGCGCGAGTCGTCCAGCCGTCAGCATCAAACATGCCCGGCGTTCCTGCGGCAACGTCGGCATCGAACAGGCGACGCGTCCAATCCACCTTCTCGGGGCAGCGGACATAGGTTAGGTCAAGCTCGGCCTCGCGCGCCGTACGACTTACTCCGGTCAGACTCCGGTATCCGATGGTGTACGACCATTCGCGACCGCGCAGCCCATCCGCCGTCTGGGCCCAGGTATCGGGCCCTTCCAGTGGGATCGTCTCACCGGTCGAGGCGCATATATAACTAAGCGATCGCATTGCGTATCACCCTTCCGAGTTCACGACCATCCACCTCGATGCCAAGCTTCTCCATAATCAGTGGCATATCCGCGTGCAGCGCGCGCAGTTCCGACAGGAGTTCGCCGAGCAGTTCGCCAGATAACGGTTCGCCGCCAGTCGAGACGGAGGCTATGGTCGGGCTCAGACCGTAGCCGGTGGCTACATCGGGAGTCGTGAACCGTGTGGAGGCGATGTCCGAGGCCATGCCGTTCATGCTGGACATGACGGCGGCTTGGCTGTTGCTGATGCCCTGGGCGAGACCGAGACCGATGTTCCGACCTATCTGGTCACGGAACAAGCGTGACGGCGAGTGGATGCCGAGAAAGTTCTTCACGCCGGAGATGGCATCTTTCACGCCGCCGAGAATGGCGCTGCCAACTTTGCCGATGCTGCCCGTGATGCCGCTGATAATGCCATGCACGATCTGCGAGCCGATGGACACCATGCGTCCCGGTATGGATGCAAGCGTGTTGACCAGATTGCTCAGGAACTGCTGGCCCGCGCGAAGCGCGCCGGATGCCATGCTGCTGGCGAACGAGCCGACCGCGCTTATCGCGCCGGAAAGCCCGGCACCGATGCGTCCGGGCACCTGCGAGATGTAGGAGCCGAGGTTCGCGAGAAACTGCTGGCCCGCAGAAATCGCCTGAGAGCCGAGCTGCGCGGCCCACAGCACCACGAACGTGATGCCATAGGCGAGCCAGTAGGCTATCGTCGCCGGAAGATTCGTGAGGAAGTTCGCTATGTTCGAGACGAACTGCTGTCCCGCCTGCAACGCCGACTGGCCGAAGCTCACCGCCCACGTGCCAATCGACGTAATCAGGTTCGACAACGCCGTCCCGATCGCGGAAGGCAGTTGCTGGAACCATTGAATGACAGACTGGATCGCGTTCGGGATTGTCTGCGTGAAGAAGTTGGCGATGTTCTGGCCGAGACTCGTGACGAACGAAACCACCGACTGCCATGCGGATGAGAGGAACGAGGTGAACGAGGCCCACGCCTTGCGGCCCGTCTCGGTCTGCGTGAAGAACCAGACGAGCGCGGCCACGAGCGCGCCTATCGCGGTGACAACGAGAACAATTGGGTTTGCGTTCATTGCCGCGTTGAGAACCCATTGTCCGGCTGCGGCGATTTTCGCCGCCACGTCGAACGATTTCAATGCGGTGACGGCTGCGGATATGAGGCTCGCCGTCTTGAACGCTGCGAAACCACCTGCGATGCCAGCGATGACGGCTCGTATCGCATCGCCGTGTTCGCTCGCCCAATCACCGAGCGACTGCAATGTGGACGCGAGTTTTTCGACAAATGGGGCGGCGGCGTTGAAGGCGTCGCCCACAAGCTGGCCGATGGAGGCTGCGGCGCCACCGTTCTGACCGACCGCAAGGAAACCGGTTACTGCGTCTGCCAATCCCTGACCGAGCTGCGTGAGCCCCTTCCAGAGTTCGCTGAGCGACGCGAGGAACGCCTGCACTCCGCCGCTGTCGGAAAGCGTGCCGATGAAGATGCTCACGTTGCGGGTAAGCGCGATCCACCAGTTGACGAGAGGGGAGATGATGTTGTTCAATCCCGTGAGGAAGTTCTGCAAGCCCCCGCCATTCGTGACGACATCGAGCAGACTCCCGCCGAACGCCTGCGCGTTCGACGCCAGACCTTTCAGATACACTCCGAGCTGGCCGAAATCGGACTGCCAGATCGACACAAGCGGCTGCGCGGCCTGCGCCGCCTTGCCGAACCAGCCTTTCACGCCGGTGACCATGCCCGCCGCCGCGTCACCGATTTTGCCGAACTGGCTGCTGAAACCGTTGATCGCCCCGGCGATGTTCTCCACTCCTACGGCCTCGATGACCTTCTGCACGGCCTTGGCGACACGGTTCTGCACGTTCTCCATGGCCGTGCCGATGCCCTGCGTCGCGTCCTTCGCCTGCTGGGCGAACGAAGCGTATTTGCCGAAACCGTTCTGGTTCAGTTCCATGACCTTCTTGTTGAAATCATCGAAACTGATTGACCCGTTTTTCATGGCCTCATACAGGTCGTTTGAGTTCTTCCCTGCGCCCAGCATGGCCTCGGCGACCTGATTGAGCTGGCCCGGCATGGCAGCCTGAATTGAACGCCATGCCTGCATGTCCACTTTGCCGGCGCTCAGCATCTGCGTGTACTGGGTGAGCGCGTTCTCCTGCTCCATGGTCGAAGCGCCGCCCGCAAGCATGGCGTTGTTGAACGCGAGGGCGATGTTCGTGGCCTCGTCAAGATTCGATGTCAACGGGGCGAGCTGCTGCACCATGCCGGTCATGGCCGAACTCGTGGTAGGCAGACCGTCCAAGGCGTTCGAAATCTTCTTGATGGATGCGGCTGCGTCCTGCGAACTGTATCCGAGGTTCTTCATGACCTTCGGGAAGTTGTTCATCTGGTCGGCGCGGCTGACCGCGTTGCCGATGCTGCCTGAGATGACGCTCATGGCCTTGGTCGTGACGGCGGCTGCGGCACCGATGATGCCGCCTTTGGCAAGCAGACCGGAAGCGAAGCCCTTGCCGGCCGTTTCGCCTCCCTTGCTTCCCGCGTTACTGGATGCGTCGCCGAACGCTTTTTCAATGGCCTTGCCGACGCCATCCATGGAGGGCACGATGGGCACATATGCGGTGGCGAGATTATAGGCCATTGTTTCGCCTTCCTCTGTTCGGTTATGGTTGTCCGGTCTGCGGCCGGTTCTCCACACGGTTCACGGTCGTGAACCGTTGGCTCATGAATCGGTCGAGCTGTTCGACGCTCATGCCAACGGCCTTGATGGTGCGCGTGCGACGGATGGTGTTGCCATCGGGTTCTGGGTTCTCTGATCCGGCTTCCATGGCCGGGCCGGTTGCTTCCGGCGTGGCGTGGTGTTGGCCGGGGCGTGGCAGCGGCCGGGGTTGCGGGCCGCGTTTCCTCGGGTCGCCGTTTGCCCAGATCCACTGGTTCATCTGTTCGATGCGCAGCACGGCCAGATACTGGTCGAACGTCCACGCGCGCGGCGTGTCCAACGTCTGCCAGACGAGTGAGCCTGCGGGGAGGTTCGCGGCCAGTGCGGCCGTCTCCGACGGGTCCAGGTCGTGCATGCCGAGCCCGTACTCCCTTCTCATGTCCGCCGCCAACTGGTCGGGGCAGCGGTCGAGCAGGAGCACGAGCGTCATGAGTTTGGGAAAGCCTTACCCATCTCCTCGAACAGCTCGGTCAGGAAGGTGCCCATGGTTTCGCCGTCGATGCGCCCGTCAGCCCCTCGCAATCCGTTCTTGACCTTGTCGTATGAGTCGCCGAGAAGTCGGCGTAGGAACGGGATGATCTGCAATGCGTTATTTGTCGGGTCGGCCTGAAGGTCATAGAGAGATTCCATGAACTCCCAATCGTCCAAAACCTTCGGGTCGATACCGATACCGATTCCACGGACGTTGACACGGCGAACCGTATTCTTGGACTGCTTGTGGTCCTGTGGATGGCTGGCAATCTGGTTGGCGTTTGTGTTGCGGTGGCTTCGGTTGCGTGACATTCTGATTCTCCTTGATAAAAAAAAGCGGTTCTCTCCTTGACGGTTAAAAAAGGGTTCCCCTCGCGGCAAGGAGAGAAGAAAGGAATCCGCGAGGGGAAGCGTTGGCTAGTCGAGCCGTTGCGGTCACGGTCAGAGACTCTGGTCTTTTGGGATGCCGATATATTCGATGGAGGTGACACCATCGCCCATGTCGTTCGCGGCCACAGTGAGGTCATAGCCGAGCACGTCGCTCGAATGCATCTGGCGGTCGCCGAATTCGGAACGGGTTGCGGAACCGATGACGGTACGGTCCTTCACGTTGCCGGTTGCAACGATCTCGAACACGAGCGAGACCGGTGTATCGTCGGGCATCTGATGCTTGATGACCATGCTCTTGTCCTTGCCGGTCACCGCGTCGTTGCCGTAGCGCATCTGCGCCGCTGCCTTGCGCAGGAACTCGATGAGCACGAACTGGTAGCTTTCGGAGTAGCTGGAGACGACTTTCATCACGGTCGTACCGTTCGCGTCCTTTACTTCGGCGGTGTCGGTGTCGGTCGTGTTGGTGATGCCGTCCTCGGACAGGTAGCCGATGAGCTGGAAAGCGGGGTCGAGTGCGCTTTCCGAATCGGTGGGCAATGCGGTGCCGAGCGGTGCCGCGTACGCGTAGCCGCCGACCTTGAACTTGCCGAACGACACGTTTGTGGAATCGTTCTTCGTTGTTGTTTCATTAGCCATGATTAGGCCCTTTCTGGAAATGATGCTCATTCGTCGGTCTTGACGGTGAGCTGGATGAGTATCTGGTAGCGTGGCCGTCCGTCCGGCATGGGGAAGTCGGTCAGGCCGGTGATATCCCAATCGGCCACCTCGGGCAGTTCAACGATGCGTTTCAACCGTGGCAGCACGAGACGCTGTGCCACGTCCGAAGCCTCCCAGCGTGAAGCGGCCCACACCTGCACAGCGATCAATGGTCTCGACACGAACCGGCCTTCCGAACCTCCCGTGCGTTCCACGGTGACGAACGGGATACGGTTCGTGGCGCTGGATTCGGCGGGAACCTCGAAGCTCGCGGGATAATCCTTGAGTTCGGGTGCCGCGTTGAGCCAGTCCATGACCAGCTTCTCCGCGTTCATCAGCCGCCTCCCAACGCCTTGGCGAGCGTGTCGTGCACGGCGTTATCGATGCGCGCGGCGAGATTATCCGTATGTACGAGCACCGTCGCGCCCTTCTCGTTCGCTCGCGGGCCCTCCGCCGTGTACGACGGCTGCCCCGCGTGAGTCGGCGCGGCCATGGAGTTGGCGCGGGCCGCGATCTTCTGTGCCTCCGACAAGGCGGCGCGAGCGCCCTCGTTGCGCCTGTACGCCTGGAATGCCGAATAATGCAGTTTCACCCGTTTCATGCACTATCCCTCCGCGTCGGTGACTTCGACCGTGAGATTCCATGCAGTCGGCTTCATTCCGCCGTCCAATGGTCTCGGGTCTCCGATCACCTCGTAGTCATGTGAATTGATGCGCACACTCGCCCCGCGCAGACTCCGGTATGCGTAGCTGCGGGGGAAGAGGCAGGTGAATGCAACGGTCACGCCGTCAGGTCGAATCGAGTCGGTGGCGTTGCTCATCGCGCCTGGTGAGACGAGCACGTTGTCCACCGACTCGATATCGACCTTCGTGACTGGCGAGCCGCCGGGGTCGGTCTCGCCGGTCGGCGTGTAGCGCACCACTTTCACGGTCTCGCCCCTCATGACGCCTCCCCGTTTGACAGGTCGATGCTGTAGAAGCGTTGGCCGGTGAGCCTGAGCGCCTTCTTCTGCCCTTTGGACAGGTAGAATTCGCCGCGAGGGTTCGCGAATGTCATGGACTGGGTGAAATTGCCCGCCGTGAGGCTGAGATTGCTGGCACCGGTGGTGTCGAAACCAGCGCCCTCGGTCTGCATGTCGGATGAGATCGCGTCCTTGGCGAGTTCGCAGGCGATGCGTTCAAGCGTCGCCTGCGATATGTTCCGCCAATCCGGGCATTGTTCGCGGAGGAACTGCGAGGCATCGGCCAGACGCTGATCCACATAATCGGGGTCGTCCGGCATCTGCTTCCAGCGTTTGGCCAATTCCAAATGCGTGGCAAATGGGTTTTCTTCCGTTTCATCGACCATGACGGCCTCCTTAATGTCAGAATGCGATGATGCCGAAGCCGCGTGCTGCGGCCAGCAGCATGTCCGCCTGCGCCCGTTCCGCGTCGGTGAGAGGATGCCACCGGGCTTCCAGATCCTCGTGAGGGGCGAACACGGTATTGTCAGTCATCGGACACCACCGTGGCGATGGACTTGTCAGCGACAGTCGCGGTCACCGTCTGGTCTGCGCCCTCCGGCAGGACACGTACCGTCACATTGGTTGTCTCGCCGGCTCGAACGGTGACGGTTTCAGGACTGGTCTCGATGGATTGGGGTGCCGGCGTCACACTTTTGGGGCTGCGATCACGAAGGCGGGGAAGCGCTTCGTCTTGTCGGGCTGCACGTCGTTGATGGGGTTGGCGATTTGGAAGCCGACGCGGAACACGACGCGCATGGCGACGCAGTCCTGCTGGGCGAGGTTCAGAATCACCTTGCCGTTATCGTCCGAGATAACCGACTGGTCAAGCAGCTTGTAGGTGATGTCCTGACGGATGCCGACCACGAAGTTCGACCAGTCCGCGCCGAGCAGCACGGCCTTGGTGGCATCCCACGCGCCGTTGTCTACCTCGTTGAGACCGAAGCCGTAGAGGGTGGACGGCGCGCCGGAGGCGAGCGAGGGCACGTAGATCGGGCTGCCGTTGGCGTTGCGCAGGCCGATAAGTTCCCAGTTCAGGCCCGGCTTGCTGGCGAAGCCGTTCATGGCGAAGCCCTGTTCGGCGAGCTTCTGTCCCATGGAGGCCACGTCCTTGGCGAGGTCCTTGCCCTGGGTGAGCGTGTTGCCCGCCGTGATGGCCTGCGGGATGATGCCGTCCGGGAAGCTGGACGGCTTGTCCACGCCGAAAAGGGTCGCCTGGTCCAGCTTGTAGCCGAGCGCGGAAGTCAGACGCGGCATGACCTCCGGCCAGATTGGGATGCCGGAATCCGCGATGACGGCCTCCGGGATGGGCACGATGGCCGCAAGTTCCTCGGCCGTGATGCTCAGGCCCGACCATTTCATCTTCGTGGTCTGTTTCAGGCCGGTATCGCCGCCAACCCAGTAGGCGATCGGCTTGGAGTCAAGCACCGGCTGCGTGCGCGTGCGGGTGCTCATGCGAATCTGACGCATGCGGGTGAGGGACACACTCGACTTGGGGGCGTCCTGGATAATCTGGGTGGCGTATTCGGTGGGGATGAGTCCGCCGCCGAGGTCGCCGCTGGTGATGATGGAGTTCACGTTGGAAACCATCGTCATACCTTCTTTCTATGGAGTGGGGAGGTTATTTCTGCTTTTGTTCAAGGAACTGGTCACGTATCCAGTCGCCGGAGGAGCCGGATGGTGCGGGAGGCTGGTTGGATTCGGAGGAGGCGTGCACCTTCGGCTTGGTCTTCTCGGCGATGTAGTCGGCGAGCGCCTTGCCGTTGGCTTGCATTTCTTCGAGGGTGGAGCCGTGGAGCAGTGCGATGGGCACGCCGGTTTCCTTGGAGACCTGCGTCTTCCATTCGTTCTGCTGTTTTTCCGCCTCGTAGGCGGCGTTCTTGGCTTCAAGCTCTTTGATGTGCTTGGCTGTCTTTTCGGCTTCGGACAGTTGGGCCTCCTTGAGCTGTTGCAGTTCGTCGGCGGCTGTCTTGTTGTCCTTGGCGCGTTTCTCCCATTCGCGGGAATGGGCGACGGCCTCCTTGTATTTGGCCTCGTAGTCGATTTCGGGCGGCTTCGCTCCGTTCTCGGTCGATGCCGCCTGCTGGTTGCCGTTGGCCTCTTCGGTCATGGTTCCTCCTAGTGGGTTGGGCCCGTTTCGGGCATAAAAAACCACCCGTGCGGGTGGTTGGGGAAAATCTCAGTTCGAGTGCGACGGTCGTGGCACCCCGTAGCCGTCCTTGTAACGGTCGGGGTAGAGTCGGCGCATCACATAGGTGATCGTGTTCGGGTCGTTGGGATTGTCGGGATTGCCTTTTGTGGTGGCCTTTATCATCCGATAGGTGTCGTCGTCCAGGCCGCCGTTCTCGATGAGGCTGCGGGCGTGCATGTATTCCGAGTACATGCGGTCGGGGTCATAGCCCTCGATGTGAGCTTGGTCCCTGTCCCATTCGGGGACTATCTGGCAGTCGCAGTCGTCGTGGAACAGTCTGAACGAGCCTTTGGCGTATTTCGCGGTCTTCTCGCTGCGGTACACCCAGCCGCGCGAGCAGAGCATAGTGCAGAACGCGCACGTCTTCGCGCCTCTCGGCACGCGCGCGTACCGGGGTTCGGACGGGTCGTGCTCGCACAGGCGGGCGATGGTTTCGCGCCCCGAATACATGACCCAGCGTTGCATCGCGCCGACAAGATACGCCTGCATGGTCTGCGGGTCGGTCCACAGGTGGCCGGCCTGCCAGCGTATCGTCTTGTCGATGCCGTCGCCGGGAAACGAGTCGGACAGGTCGTACTCCCACGGGTCGGGCACCGATTCGCCACGGACGCGCATATACCATTCGTAGGCGGCCTGTGCCGCGAGGTCGCCGTATTTGGCGACCAGTTGCGGCACGTAGTCGAGTAGCATGTCACGTTGCCATTCAGGACTGAGCTGTTGCAGCGTCACCCACAGTTTCGCCAGATCGCGGCGCGCCAGTTCCACCGCTCTGGCTTGGCTGGCTTGCAGCTGGTCCAGTTGCCGGTTGTCCGTCATCCTTGTTGCCTCCGTTCACGAGGGAGTCAAGCACGCTGCGGGTCTCGGCCTTGCGCTTGTCGACCAACAGGCGTGTGATATCGGAATCCGTGTAGCCGAGCTTCTCCAACACCACGTCGGAGTTGGCGAGCCATGGAATGGCCGTCACCTGCTTCACGATGGCATCGGAGAGCGCGGCCTGCGATGGGCGTTCGGGGTCACGCCAGTTGACCTGCAAGCGGTCGAGCTCGTCGCTGTCCTCGCTGGTGCCGTTGAGGATGGCGATGTCCCTCGCGGCCTTGCGTAGCTGCACGCCGATGGCGCGGCAGGCGTTCTTCGCCTCGATGACAAGTTCGCTTTCCGCCGCCATGATCGCGTCGGACGAGGAAGGGCCGGAATCCGTCATGACGCCGAACTGGCTGAGCGGCACGCCGGTCGCGCCGCTCATGCGTGCCGCGAGGGCGCGAAGCATGTCGGTGTGCGGCTGCATGGTCATCTGCGTGAACTGGCCGATGGCGGGTGCCTGGCCGTCCTCGTTGAGGCTGATGTTGAGCATCTTCGAGATGGTGGCTTCCCAGCCGGTCAGCTTCCTGCCGTTCTTGTCCTCGGGCGGCTCGTCCGCGCCGATGAGGTAGCGTTGCGGGCTCGAATAGAATTCGGCGCTTACCTCCATGCGCAGCATGGTGCGCACCGCCGTGTCGGTGATGCTCATGACCTCGCGGCTGATGCGCGAGCGGCCAAAGGGGCGGTTCAGGTCCTGATGGTAGGGGATCAGGTACACAGGCACATGATCCATGTACGTGTTCCGGGGAGCGTCCGCATGATAGCGGCCTGATTGCGTGCGGCGTATACGAATCGTGTAGCCGGGCATGTAGAGCATGAGTTCGGAAGGCACGATGGTGTTCGCCTGCGCGTACTGTGAGCGGTCGATATCGGTTATCGACAACGCCGCCGACAGGCCGCGACGGGCGTAATCCCACAGGCCGGTCTCATAGAGCGCGCTACGGAACGACACGGACACCTTCGAGCGCAGACCATCCTCGGGTTCCGCGCTGCGCACGTTCAGGAACGAGCATGAGTGAGTGAGCGCGCTGCGGATGGCCTGCGGCAATTCCACGTCGAAGTCGTTGTCTGAAAGAATCGAATCCAAACCCAACGGATCGCGGCTGTCGTCGCCGACTCCGACGAAACCATCGAACACGATGCGGTCGGCCAAAGCGTCCACCGATTTCTGCGGCCAGCCCACGACCTCGCTTATCCCCGCCATGCTGTCCGGCACGGCGATGGACAGATTCTTAAGCTCGTTGCGCCCGTCGTAGTATTTGGTGCGCAAAAGGTTACGTTCGAGCTTCTGGGACCATTGACGTATCATCAAATCCCACGGTTCTCGGCACTCGTCGGGCAGATTATCGACCTGCACGTTTTCAAGACTGGGAATCTGCATCAGAATGCCACCGCCTTCGCTCTTCTTCCCGGATGACGTTTGGAAGTCTTGACGTTCCAATACGCGAGAGCCACCGCTTCCACGGGACTCACGTCGATGTTCTCCATGGACGGCTCGTAGCCGAACCCGTCGCCGATTTTCCTGTGCTTCGCATGACCCACCGCCTCGTCAAGCAGAGGCTGGCCGAAATGGGTAAGCCCATGGTCGTTCACGGCCTGTTCGAGCATCGAACAAGCGTCCGCCACGTCGGAAGGGCGCGGAACCACGATCACTCTTTTCGACACGCCCTTGTCGATGAGGCTGTTGACCAGGGTGGGGGCTCCCACGCGCCCGTCGATGATGATGCCGATGGCGTTGCGCCATCGTTCCGCACCGTTCTTCTCGGCGGTCAGCCAGTCGGCCAGCCAGCCGGTGCCGCCGCGCATGCTGCGCGAGGCGATGACCTCCACGTGCGGCAATTCACTCGACTTGCGGGGCGGGCGCACGCACGCCACGAGGGTGACGTTCGCGCCGTCCGCGCTGAACTTGACCGCATACGAGTTGTAGCCATCCATGCAGGGCTTGTCGGTCTTGCACTTGGCCCACTCGTCAACATCGATATCGGACAGCGCGCCGGCCTGATCGTTCCACCAGCCGAGACGTTCGCGGGCGAAACCGTCCGGCGTCATCTTCTCCGACTCGGAAACGACCACGCTTTTCAACAGGCGGGTGCCGAGCGATGGATTGTATTGGTACCAGCGTTGCTGGTCGTGCACGTCGCCGATCTCGGTCGCCGCCCATTCGAACCAGCACAGGTTCTTCGGCGGCTTGTCGCGATGCGCGTTGCGGCGCATGCGCGCGAACACCGTGCCCGGCGAAGTCGGCGGGGTCGGCGTGCCCGTGTAGATGGTCAACGGATTGCCCGAGGGTGCCGACGAGATGGCGGGCTGTATGGCCTCCATCTGCTCGTCGGTCAGCTCCTGCGCCTCGTCGCACACCAGCACGTCCACCGTGAAGCCACGGCCCGAACTCTTCGAACGGGCGATGAACTCAATGCTGCCACCGTTCTTCAACACGATGGCCTCCTGACCGTTCGTGGCCCGGATATAGGTGACCAACTCCGCCAGTTCGGGGAACTTGCGCGCGTTCTCGAAGTAGTATTTCATACGCAGGAAATGCTTGCGGCAGGTCTTCACCTCATGCGCCGTATGCAGGATCTTCATGCCGAGGATCGCGGCAAGGTACAGCTCCGTGAACTCGAGAATCGCGTTCTTGCCGTTCTGACGCGGCACCGCGCACCCGCAATCCGACGCCGCCCATTGCAGCTTCGAATCCGTGGCGAGCCAACCCTCGAGCACGATGCGCTGCCACTTGTCCGGCTTCATGTCGTAGCCGGCGGCGAGCGCGCACGCCTCGCCTCCCTCGGACTGCGCGTGCTTGGGAACCAGAGCGAAGCTAGGTTCCTGTACGCCTCTTCGTCTTGCCACCCTCGATCACCCTCAGCTTCCGTCGTTCGGCTATCTCATCGAGCGGCGTATGCCGCTCCTGCTTCTGGACTTCCGCCGGCATGATCTGGCTGCGTGCGGCTGGTGTGATGCCGTAATCCTGCAGTAGCTTGTTCAGTATGGGCACGCTGGCGAAATTGCCGGAACCCCAGATGTCCGCGTGGATCAGGGCGGCGTTCATGAGGTTGTCCCAGTCGGCCTCGGTCCACGAGTCCGCGCCGGGGGTGGAAGCCAAATGCTCCCACCATCGCACGGTAGCCTCGGGCCATTCGATGCCGTCAGGCAACTGTGGCTGCGTTATCGTGGTCTTGGCCAACTGGGTCACCTCGAATCAATGTCTAGGAGCCGCTGGAGCGGCTAGCGCGAGCGGAACCGGCGGCACGAGAGAAATCAAACTCGCCCTGCACGTATCTTGGACGCATGACAATCACCTCCATCGGGAAAATCAGGAGCCTGAGGAACGCGAGCCTCCGCGAGAAAAAGCGCTGCGGATACGACCGGCAACGTTACGCACCGCATTGCCGGCGCGCTGGAACAGGTTACGCACGATCCACCTCCTTTCCAGTAACGATGTGGACAAGAAAAATCGGGATCTACCGTTTCCAGCCTGCACTGCGGTATCTGTTCCATTCGTCGTTGAACCGCTTGTCGAACGCCCGGTCTCGGCGTGCCTGGGCGTTCTTCCATGACTGAGAAACGCCGGCTTCAAGATCGCTGACTCCCTGTTCCTTGCGTTTCTTCATCAACGCGCGCATCTTGAGGGTATCCTGCCATAGCTTCGATATACGTTCGTCGGATAAGCCCTGTTTGCGGTATTGGGATATTCGCTCTTTCGAGAAGCCGACGCCGGAAAGCGTTGAGCCCTTCGAGCGTGAGCGGGATGAGTTGCCGCCGCTCCCGCTGCTGGACGAGCGGGAAGCCGAAGAAGAGCCGCGTCACATGAGAACCTCCCAATGAAAAAGCCGCCACATAGGGACGGCTTGAACGAAAAAAATATTGTTTACCGGTTCACGATCCGCTCGATCGCGACGCGGAACGGGACGCACTCACACGCAGGGCGGACACACCGCCACCGGATGAACCGGAAGAGCGACGCCCATACCCCGTATAGCGGATATCGTTGGTGCTCGCATAACGGACTCGCCTCATAACTCACCTCCCATCTTCCGAGCTACGGCCATACCATCGAGGTATTTATCTCCGAGTTTGCGAAGACCATACTCGGCAAGGAAAGAATCCTTGTCGTCTCGCAACGGGAACGCGATGGCGAACCAGTATTCGGAATCGGTCGGCTCCACGAGCTTCCTGGGACTGCAAGCCGAAACCAGCGCCCTGTGCAGGGCGGCGAACTCGGCGAGACAATCCTTCTCCAGATCATCGGAGTACTTGACATCGGCGAGCGGGTCAGGCGTCTTCTCCGCGAACCCGAGACCACCACCGAAGCCGACGCCGGCACCGAACGCCACGGCGGACGACTTGGCCGGCTTGTACGGGGCGAGTAGCTTCTCGATATCACGGTACGCATAGATCCGGTGGTTTTCGCCGAAGCCAAACCGTTCACGCCACCGCGCCATCTCGGCGGGGGAGGGGAAACACAGGCACAACCAGAACTCGGTGTCGGTCGCATCCACGAACCGCTTGCGCTCCGCACGGGCACGCTCGCGGTATTCCTTCGCGTTCTCGTCCAGATTCTCCGGCACCGGCTTCACACGCTTGCCCTTGGGTTTTCTCTTCGAAAAGTCGAATCGGAAATCACCTGACATGATCCACCTCCAACAAAGGGAACCATTCAAGCAGCGTCGCGTAATCGTCCGGAGCCTTGTCCTTGAGCACCTTGGTGAAACGCTTGTCGATGCCGTCGAACGAACGCCCGAACCACGCATAATCACACGGCAGCTCGATATGATGCCCGCGAATGCAGTCCAATACCTCGCCCTTGAGCCAATCCCCGATAGGACTGACCTTCTTGAGGTTGCGCCGCCAGTACCCGTACTGGACGAACGCGCCGCGACGCTGAATCGAATCGGCCGCACGCACGCCATCCGCGCACCACGTGCTCTTATCCAAGCCGATGTCGGCGCGAATGGAATCCCACATCTGCTCATACGACGGCTCCGGCAAACGCGCCGCCTCGATAAACCTCAACCGTTCGGGAGCCTGAAACACCGCATTGTTCAGCCACCGGTACAGCGACGGGTGTGGATAGCGCTTGATCCTGGTCTGGAATTTCTGCTCGAAATAATCAAGTTCCTCGTCCACGAACCTCAAACCGGGCACATAGTAGAGGTACGCGGGAACGACCTCGATACCCATGTCCCGCATCGCCAGCCACGCGGCGATAGAATCCTTGCCGCACGAAAACGCCAACAGCACGGGCTTGCCTTCGGCGGCGAGCTTCTCACGCACCGCGAGACTCGTGCCCTGATTGCGAATAACCGTGGTCACTTCGGCCACCTCCTCCCCGTCATGCGGATGAACCGCGAATGCGAATAAAACTCGACGCCGTCACGCCGGAAACTCGGCTCCGACGAACGGACGAACACATGCAAACCATGTCCACTGGTCGAAACCTCCGCATAGATCGCTTCGGACAACAGTTCCACCGCCTGCGCGGGCGGGTCAGCGGGGTCCACATGGTCGAAATCCCAGCACGCTAGCCCATCGCCGAGCATGATACCGTAGCCGTCACCGGCTTTGGAACGCATGACCTCCGAATATGATGCCCAGGTATCGGGGTCGGTCGAACTGGCCGGCGACCCATCACACTGGATCGGACGCTTACCGACGGCGCGCACCCAACGGGGCAGCGACTTGAGCTCTTCGGGTAATTGATGTTTGCGGCTCCACGCCTTGCGGCATCTGTCCGAGCAAAACAGTCTCGGACGCCTAGGGTTCGGTGTGGGTTTGAAGAAATGGCCGCAATTCCTACATTGGTTGACCATAGCTATAACTATAGCATATATTCCAATGGGTTGCAACCATAATTTCGTGACATATCAAAACTGCGGAGAATCAAACGTAACAGCCTCGAAAACAAGCGAGGCAAAAGTGTCAAACCAGCTCCGAAACGGCTCGCACGGGCGCTCGCAGGCACCCCAACGGCCAAACGTACGATACTCCACGCGGATTGCGGGGGGACGGCGGCGCTAGGACCTGTGGGGAGCCTTGCATGGGAGGGGGAGGGTATGGCCCCCGGTTACCATTGGCGGCTGATTGGGATGGTGTTTTGTGGTTGTTTTTTTGTGTTTTGGTGGCCTGTGGTGTTGGCGATTATTTTGTTGCTTTTTCTTTGGTTGCAGATTCTGTGTGTGAGTTGTGTGTTGTCATAGCTGGTTGGTGATCCGCCTCGGCTGTATGGGATGATCTCATCGAGTTCGCAGCTGAGTGGGTGTGGTGTTTTGAGTGTGAGGTCTATGGGTTTGCCGCACAGCGGGCAGATCGGTATTGGTCCTTCGGCTGCGATGTGTCTGGCCTTGCATTTGCGGCGGGCTGCTCCATTTTGGTATCGGCCTGAGCCTGCCTTGTTGCTCATGTTCCCATCCTGTGTGTTTGGTGGCTTGGGCGAGATTCGAATTCGCGATCCAGTGGCAGTGTTTACTGGATGTCACGCTATCCCAGCGTGACCGGTTAGTCCTCTACCGTACGCAAGCCGTGGCGGGCTGACTGGCACCGGCGCTTTGGACGCTGCCGGCGGAGTACTCTCAGCCCATGAGATACGGAGGATATGAGTAAAGCCCCTGAGATGTATGTCCCAGAGGCTTTCACACTTATCCTGATACGGAGTATACCACGGGGTGGATTCACCCTACTCCTGTCTGTGTTTTGTTTTTTCAGGCGGCTTGGATGGTGAGGCGTCCGCCGAGGGCGTGGATTACCTTGGCGATGGTCTGGAAGCTGGGGTTTCCGTCCTTGCTGAGGCTTTTGTAGAGGCTTTCGCGCCCCACGCCCGCGTCCTTGGCGATCTGGGTCATGCCTCGAGCCTTGGCGACGTTGCCGAGTGCGGCCTGCATGAGTGCGGGGTCGTCGTATTCGGCTATGGCGTTGAGGTAGGCGATGATGTCCTGTTCGTTTTCGAGGTATTCGCTGGTGTCGTAGTCGGTGATTTCGGTGCTCATTGCTGCTCCTTGTAGTCGTCGAGTATGGCGTGGGCTTGTTTGATGTCGGTCTGCTGGGTGCTTTTGTCGCCGCCTGCGAGCAGCAGCATGAGCACGTTGCCGCGCGTGGTGAAGTAGACGCGGTATCCGGCTCCGATGTGGAACCGCATCTCGCTGACCGGGCCTCCCACGGGTTTGATGTCGCCGAACGGCCTGCCGGCGAGCTTGCAGGCGTCGAGCCGGGCTTGGATGGCGGCTTTCGCCTCGCGGTTCCTGAGTTTCTTGAACCACTTGCGGTATTCGGCGGTTTGCTTGATTTCCATACCCTTATTGTATCTCACAGGCTACACTATGTCAAGCCGGGCGGCCGCTGGAACCCATCGCCAACGCCAGAATCTCCCGTATGTTGAACTCCCAGTAGCCGTCATCGACCGGCTTGCTGCTGGGCAGCTTGCCGCGGTTGAGCCAGTTGCTGATCTGCTTGCGGCTGACCTCGTACCCGTAGTTGTCCTTGAGCCACTGGCTCATGCCCGCAGGGGTCTTGGTCAGGTGGATTGCCTCGGCCTTGTCTCGGCTCCGCTCGCGCAGCTCCGCCACGTTGATGGGGTTGCCGCATTTGCATAGCAGCAGCGATTCGCCCTTCGCGGCCTGTATCTCGCGTCCGCATTCGGGGCAGACGCCGATTATCCGGCGCGTGCGCGGCCTGCGGTCGATGAGCGGTTCGATGCGCTCGCAGGTGTGGATGAGCCATGTCAGCCAATGTCCCGAACGGCTGGCGCGGCATAGGTCGGGCAGTCGTCGTGGCGAGTCCCTGAGCAGGGTCTGCCATCTCGGACGGCTTTCCACGCCGGTCTCGTTCCACATGTCCTGCAAGCCGTCCTCGGTCTGGTCGAGCATGTCCTGCGCGTGGAGGTTGATGGGCGCGGGTGCCGCGCCTCCTTGCGGTTTGCCGCCCGCTCCGGGTTCGCCGAGCTTGTACTCATGCCGCGCGACCCGCTGCAATAGTTGCATGTTGCGGCGCAGCTGGTGGAGTGTTTTCGCGTACTGTCGTCGGCAGTCCCGGCAGAGCGTCCACGGTGCCTCGACCTGCTGGCTGCCGCAGTATTGGCATGGTTCGGTTTGGGTGAACATTGTTTGAAACCCCCGTTGTCTAAATGAAAGTGCAACACCCGTTAGATTGGAAATTGCCTAGAAAAC